TGATGAATCTGCGTTTTGGGATCAGCTTGAACATCAAGCAGGGGAAGCTCTGCACTCCTTTTCCAAGATTTTGGATTTGAAGTGGACCGTTTATGGGAATGGAGGCCAGTATGTTGAATTTCCTATTGAAAACTTCAGCAACTGTAACCTCCCCTACCCAAAAGGCGGTTGGGGTGCTCCACACTTCGAAGGACAGTTTGGTCCAAAAACCAATCAGCCTTTTGGTGGACTTCTTGAAGATCTCATCGAGCTCTCGCGCTTCGACAATCACGAATATCAAGTAGAAAAACTTGGTACCTTGATGTCTATGTCGCAAAAGTGGAATGTTTCTTCGCGTCACGTGACTTAACCTCTTCTCTGGGGATTTCGTTCTTCAGGTAGCACCAGCCCTTAAACAAGGCCGTGGGGTTTAGTGAGCCCCATCGCTACCTCTCCTCGGTCTTACGACCTAGGAGTATTCTATGAAAAACCGGTATGTCTTCTTTAAGACCCCGTATACTTATACTTATGTTCAGTTCAACAACCCTTTGGCAAACGTCCTTACTGTTGGGACGGAGTCATCGACTGTTGATTCTTTATCTATAAGTACTGATTATACAGGTCCTAAACCTCGACCGTTAACCGGGCATGCTCATGCCTTTTCTAAAGGCTTTTACCAAGATTTCTTGGGAACCTCTATTGATTCTACCCCTGGTAGTCAAACTATCAAGGTAGGAGTCAATGGTACGTTTTCAGGACCTCCTGTGTATCCAGCCTTTACGAATACGTATAACTCTGCTCTTGAGCAAATTTATAACGGCATACGCACGCAGATTGATCTATCAGTAGATCTAGCCGAGACTAAGAAAACGAAAGACATGCTTAAAAATAACCTCGTCTCTGACTTGGTTAGCAATAAGTATGCTTCTCGCAATCTTATATTAAAGAACGATTCACTTGTTCGTCAGATGGACCGTCAGCTAAAGAAGCAGATGGTTTCTGATTCCGAACGTATCCGTCGCCTCGCAGCTCAACACGATGTGTTGACTCGTAAGCTTGGATTACGCGTGGGTCGCTTCGTTGATTTTGTCTCAAAACTTCACCCTAAGGAATGGGCGAATCGTTGGCTCGAGTACCAGTATGGGTGGCGTCCCCTCGTGGGGGCAATATACGATACTGGGAAAGCGTTGATGGACCTTCATACGTATTCTTATGTACGTGTAAGGGGTAGTGGCTATGACGGCTCGAATATTAATTCGAGTGTTACCACATCTGGTATTACCACAGTCTATAGCGGACGTATGCAAATGCGCACGCGTTTAGTTTGTGAGTACCGTATGAGTAACAGCCGTATTCAAACCCTCGCGGGTTATACTAGCCTTAATCCGGTTAGTATCGCCTGGGAACTATTGCCTTATAGTTTCGTAATCGACTGGTTAGTCGATGTCGGAGGTTACCTTCGTAATCTAGAATCTAGTGTCCTTTTTCAAGATAACTTCGTCAGAGGTTACCGTGTTGATGGACATAAATTCGAAATTGCAGGTAGCAGGTCTGGTGGTTTTACTTATAATGGTGGTTCTTCTTCTTATACGGTTGCAGCCACTGGCTTCAGTCGTACTTCGTCAAAGAATCGTTCCATCTTGAGCTCTAACCCTCGACCTGCATTCCCATCTGTTAACGCTAAGATGGGGTGGCAACGCGTCCTTAGTGGCGTGTCACTCTTAGCCCAACATCTTAAATGACTAAGGCTTCGTACCGTGGGCCGGCCGTATGGCAGGTTCTTACCTACTCTTCTTTAGGATTTATCCTATGTCCGCAGTCGCTACAATTACTCTGAACGACGCACAGGCAACACCTGTGGCTCACAACTTCCTTCCACTCGGACCGGACTCCAATGGAGTCTGGTGGTTCGAAGATCAGGGAACGGGTTCCGCAGCTATTGGTTACAATCGTCTCAGCGTTTCGCTGGTTCGATCGTCACCTCCAACTAACGGGCTCGCCTCTTCTTCGAATCGCGTGAACCGGATCAAGTTGTCTCTCCACTGTCCTGTCCTTGAGACATTGGGCACCAACGATGCAGGCGTTACGCCTCCTCCGACGGTTGCCTATGTTTCGAGGGGGATGGTGGAGATCATCTCTCCGGAACGGAACGTGCTGCAGAACCGTAAGGATCTGCGCAAATACCTTCAGTTTCTCCTTGCCGACACTCAGGTTGTCGCCGCGGTGGAGACTCTCCAGAATATTTACTAAACTGGGGAGTTTCCTATGTACGCAGGTTCTAACCTGATGAGCGAAGTTTTCTTCGCCCTGTGCAAGCAAGCTGACACGCCGATCTCCCTTTCAGCATGGTTAAGGTTCCGTGAATCCCAAAAGGATTTGGCGGACTTTGATCTACCTGTAGGAGATTATTTGGAATGTGACACGCTTCGACTCGCTAAGGATTACGCTTGTGTCTCGTTCCTCCAGAAATGGAAGGGACTGGACACTGGCGCTGACTTAGAAGCCGTCGCCCTTCAGAAATTCACCTCTTCTGAAGTTCAATGCTCTGAAGCTAATCGTCGCCTTATTAGAGCGCGTGCCTTCCCCATTAAGGGAACTCTTTCATCGAGGATTTACCTCGCTAAGAGAAAAATAGCACGTCTTCTTGGCCCTTTTAGCCTCTTTGCAATAGAACCACATTTCGGGTGGGGACCTGGTGCTACCTTCGATATTCCACGAAGGAAAGCATTGGTCGATACGAAAATGGTGACTTTACCCATCTCCGCGTCTCGATCAGCTGCCGAGTTTCTCGGCGAGCTAATTAAGATGGACCTTCACTGGTCTTTCGCTCTGCTCGGATGTTTCCCCTCGGGGGACTTCTCTTGGGTGAAGGGTGTCTTCGACATCACTCCACTGTGCAGATTGACTACGGTTGATAAAAACGCGAAAACAAATCGCGTGATCGCTATCGAACCTACGGCTAACCTCTTTCTCCAAAAAGGAGTAGGTGGGTTTATTCGTAAACGTTTGAAGCGTGTTGGAGTCGATCTGGATAATCAGGGGATCAACCAGTACTGGGCGAAAAACGCCTTAGATCTGGACCTCGCTACCTTAGATCTTAAGGCAGCATCCGACTCCGTTAGCCGGGAACTCGTTTACGAGCTCCTTCCACACGACTGGTGGTCC